CTTGAATAGTTTTGCCGGCCACACTATATGTTTGGAATTGTCCAACTGGAACGCTAGTAAGTGTGTTGAAGTACGGTCTGGCTGTGCTATATCCAAACACAGCCCATCCGCCATCTACCACTTGAATCACAACTGAACTGTAGATTAGTCTGTCAAATGGTTGATTTTTGTAAACCAACAGTTGATAGCTCTCTGGTGGAATCTGCAGAGAAGAGTTGGTTGAATTAGGACTTGATTTCTCTGTATAAATTTTCAAATACTGTTTGTCAGAGAATGACGCCATTCTATAACACAGTCGCACATCTAAATTCTGCAGGGCTGTTTCTAGGGCCACAGTACTGTCAGTGCCTGTAATACGATTGTAATCCACAATCCAGTTGATGTAACTGGCTTTGCTGGTGCCATCACCATACACTTGCACACCATTGGCATCTAATCTATAACGACCGTTGTAGAGATACTGATCAAATTCTGTGCTGTATTTGTACAAGTCTCTATCAGCAAACAATGCAAAGAATTTTGCAGGACGAGTGAGTGCTAGCAATCGCATCACAGCAAATGGATAGTCGCTAGAGTTCCACCACGAGGCTTCTACTGGGCCGCCATCACCGGGCGCCCAACTCTTTTGGAATGTTTGTGTGTTATAACCACCCACTACTGATTCCAGTGGCGCCAATAAATCACCTGCACTGTCAGTCGGTAGTACAGAAGTTAGGCCAGGTCTAGCATAAGCCGGCAACGTGTATGCACCTACTGGGTCTCTCACAAGACCCAGTTCCAAATCATCCCACAAGTTCATGTTGTCAGACGTGTATGGCGCAGGGCCGTAGGTAATTTCCCACCAGTCCGGAATTACAGAGAATCCCAGCATTTCCCAAGGAGTCAATTCTGGTTGCTGAGTGTCATAGAAATAACGATTAATGCCGCGCCAGGCGCCTAACAAATTTTCATTATTGAGTTTGTTGGTTGAGGAACTATAGTTATAGGTAAACGGATTGCTGGCACTATAGTTTTGTTCATTGTAATTTAATTTGTTCCATCCAACATAAGTCAAGAAACTTGTTTCTAGTATGGTATTGATTTCAGCAAAGCTGTAACCGGTATCTCTAAACTGGCCAGGCACCACATCTGCAACGTCAAGCGGTACAGGGTTGCCATCTAACTTGATGTTGTTGTAAATTCTAGTTTCAAATTCCAACAACACTTCGTCACGAATATCACCAAAGATAGGAGTTTGACTACCGTCATGTCCTACTATGACCAATTGCTCGCCTGCGCTGGTTTTAACTGGCACAACAGCCGGGCGGTAAGCTGGATACAATCCCATTTTGCTGGGAGTATTAGGTACATAGGTGCCATAAGTGGCACTGTATTCTTGAATCGTAACTGTGTCGCCAATAGACAAGGCAATCAAGATATCAATACGCGGACCGTCGGTGGCCACTGTGTATTCTAGTCCTCTAGTTAAAATTTGATCATTCACATACACATTCATGCCAAGGTAGTTGGCCGATGTATAGTTATAAACTTGCACTGTGTCAAACACTTGACTGGTAGTGTAACTTACTGGGTAGGTTGTTGTTGTGAACACTGCACTAGCTGGCAGCATGTCACTCCAATAGAACGGATTGCTCGACGTGCGACCCAGTGTGGTTTCAGCAATCACTGTGTCAAGCACTTGTGATGCAGTTTCGTACTGTATGGTTTGTCTGGTCACTGCTTCCAGCAGTTGATTTTTGTACTTTTGATATTCTCTGCTGTTGTACTCTAATGCACCAAAAATGTTATACTGCTGAGATCTCATAAAATATCCAGCAAGAGTCAGCGGTGAACTTTGTTGCAACACCACCTGACCATACGGTATGATATTGCCAAGGTCTCTAGTGTTGTTGGCACCGTTGATTGCGCCAGAGAACGTGGTTAGATTTTGGCAGATGCTATTGTAATGAGTGCGCAATGTGCCCAATGTGAAACTTGGGCTATTGGTATTCAATGGATTGTTATTGAGATTCAACGGAACTTGGTAAAATGCCACTTGACTGATTTGATCGCTAAGTGCTTCAACTTCAACCACGTCGCCAGGTATATGCACAGTATTAAAAGTAATAGTTGTGGTATTGGCAGTGGTAGCTACGGTGTATGTTCCTGGATCTTGAAATATTGATCCCACAAAAACTTTCACGCTGGGAACAGTTGTCACAGTATCAGACTGCACAGCCACATCAAGCTGCAATGGTGCAGTGTCATAGATAAATTTAAACTGCTGCCGCATCAATGTTGGTACTGCTGCTGTTTGCCAGCCAATCAATCTTTCGTGTACAGTTCTTGATGCATATTCGTACACAAATCCAGAACTGATTGGTGCAGTAGTACTGACGTTGTTTATCACATATACAAATGTATCCGAATACAAATTGTTATCAAACACAATGTCACCAACGTTGGTCAAATTGAGATATTTGAGTGCCAACTGTAGTACCGGATCAACTGTGCCTGAACCAGTAGCATAGCTAAACAGTTTTGTTCCTGCAAATGTTGAACTTGGATATGTGAGTCGATTAGACAAACTTATGCCATTGGTATCATATATGTCAAACAATGGTGCTTGTTGTACTGCGGTTTTTTGTTGTGCTTCGAGCCAAGTTATACCATCGTACCAATAGGTAACACCAACTTGTGATCCGCTGAGACATACAGTATTTTGATCTGTTAAAATTTCACCATCGGGTGCTTCTACCAGATTTATAATTGGTTGTGCAATCAATGGAGGCACAGTATCGGGCACAACAAAATTCACCACATAAATTTTACTGCGTACATCGGGATCTTCGTCAGCTGCAAATATCACGCGACTGCCATTGACAAATGTGTAATCATTTACTGAGTAACCAGTGCTGCCTTCAACGTTGCTGAATGCATCGGTTTCGGTAAAGTCGATCACGTTCACCGGTTGCTTGGCGTCTGTGCCCATGTTATACAATCTAATTCCACCACGGAATTGTATAATTGGACGCTTGCCTTTTTTATCGTTATCTATTACAACTGGAGTATCGTTGTATGTGCTTGTGGCATTAAGCACATCAATGTGGAACCAACGATTGCTGCGACTCCATGCGTTCAAGTCTGGACTGTCTCGACTGATAGTGAGATAATCAATATCATCAGCAGAAGAATATTCTTCTGGAGTGATATAATTTTCTACCGGCAGTAATTCTATTGCTGTGCCCACACCACTCACATAGTATTGTGGATTTTGACTAGCTGTGGCAGTCATAGTCCCATTGGCTGACGTTAATGTCAATGCTGGACCGTTCTTAGTTACACTTACTTTGAATTGGCTGCTGCTAAAAACTGTGTGAACATAGTATGTGACACCGGTGCTTACACCCCCGAATGCTGTGCCAGTAAAAATAATTTCTTGGCCTACGGACATTCCGTTGGTTGATTCAGTGGTAATAAGATTGATACCTGATGCAGTGTTTGTGCAAATAAAAGCAGTTGACCCTGTAGCATAATTGCCAGGGAACACACTGCCTAAAAACTGAACTTTTAGCCCGTTAGTAAATACCACACCATTCGGGCTGGTATAATTGGGATTACCTAAAATATCTTCAATGTAAACGGTACTTTCGTTGTCTTGCTCAATTAATCGGATGGTGCCAAATATTTCTGGGTCAGTGCCATCTTGGTAGTACAAGGTATCCAACTTGGCAGTGAGCACAGGCATTTCAATAATGTAACCGGCTTGGTTTTTGTACCATTGGGTGCTGGAATATTCTGTACCATACCGTATGGTCCATTTTTCCAGGGTGTTTATAGTTTGTATACTGCCTAGTGAAAGATAGGTATAGGCGCCAGCTGTGACATAACTGATGCGCCAGATATCATAGTAATCCGTAGCTGTGTTACCACTGGAGTTAGCAAACACCAGAGTGCGTGTGTTAAGGTCAGTGATTCCATCAATACCACCGTAGGTGGCAATAAATTGATCTAGTCTGGCGCCCTCAATGTCTGCGAAATCTAAATTAGTAACAAGATCCACAGTACCAATGCTGGTGAGATTGTAGAAAAAATCCTGAGCTGTTTTTTGTGGCACGTTAAAATTAATTGTGCCAAGGTCAATACCGTTGTCGGTAACTCCATATACGGATCTAGAACTTACGTTTGGTGTAACAGGATTCTCACCGCTTGTGCCTGGGGAAGTCTGAATCCAAAATCCCGGGCCGTCGCCTGGCTCTGCATCAATGATACTGATAGTGCCACGCATGAGACTTTGATTCTGGCAAGAGTAATACAGTGTGTTGGGTGCATCTTGAGGCACAACAAATGTCACTGTACCAGTGGTTGATCCATTTCGTGTTACACCTGAGCTGTAGGCATCACCTGTTCCTGTGGTTGCAGCAGTTTTGATCCAGAATGGGAAATCGCCTTGCAAAAACAAATTGAAAGTGTATGTGTTGCCACGAGTTAAAGTGATTGTGGCGTTGGGATCGTTGTCAATATTGTAACTGGTAACATTGGTTCTTGACACTCGATAATTAACAGTTTCTTTGTTGTTTTGTGCCACCTGGAACGTGTAGTTTCCGCCACGAACTAAATTTATTGTAGGATTGTTACCTGTCACACCAGAAAATGTGTAAACACCATTGGCTCTGGTTACTGCAAAATTTTGACTTATAGCAACGCCCGGAGACTGAACAGACACCACATCAGGCCCGTTTGGTACCCAGTAGTACTGGCTGAAGTTTACGAATGTGTCAAAATCAATGAACGGATCAAATGTATAGTAATCACTAGAGTACAATCTGCTGGGTTGCGCAGATGGACTGCCTTGGTACACTAACGAATCAGTTATGCCCGGATAGGTAATAGCATCAAGAATCTTGCTATTATCTGCAGGATCAACACTGATCACACCGGGTTCAAGTTGATAATCAGCACGAGTCTTGTTGGGTTCAATAACATACTTGTCATTGGGATTCACACCTGGACCAACTGTGCGACCAATGTAACCTTGAGTCTTTTTAAACTTTGGCTCTTGTATCAACTGATCCAATGTAGCAGCCAAAAACTGCTTGTTGGCGTCTGTCTGAAAAATCTCAGGAAGAAAATCTACGCTGCGTACTCGTGCCATCAAATTACTCCGCTACCTGGTGCAGTACGCAAATTGGTACTGGTTAATGCATCAATCACAATAATATTGTCAATAGTAGCGCCATTGACAAATATTTCACTGGGTTCTGCTCTTACTTCGTACATGTCGCCGAAGTATTTTTGTGTGTCTAATGGTACCAATACCACCGAACTGATTATGGTTCCAAGATATCTGTGTAGGTATGCCGCCAGCTCTGAGAAATAGAATGTGTCACCAAAACTCCATTTGTCAATGCTGAAATACTCATTCATAGCAGCCAATACAGAACTTTGTATTTCACTAGTGCTGGCTGTGGAATTTTGAGCACGAATCACTTTGATCGTAGCTTGCAATGTCTTGGCTGCTTTGGGTCCGAACAACGGTTTGAACACTACAGAATTCAAAATAATGTTGTCACTCAGCATCTTGTACTCGTTAAGACCTTGGTACTCTGTGCTGAGTTCATCAATGGTTGGCATACTGGGTTCTGTCACAGTACCAGTGGTGTCAGTGATCCAATTTTGATAGGCAGTGTAGTATGCTTGTGTCACAACGTATAAGTCAATGATGTTGGTAGTACCTGGATCAATTCTATTGGTCAATGGTGAATTGTGACGATACTGGAAGTACAGTGCTTGACGCCCTGTTCTGGCAATCCACTCGCCAGTTGCATTTTGAGTTATAATTCTTGTGCCTGTGCTGTTAACTGTTAGTGTATAAAATAATTCATCACTGTAAGCGTAAAACACTTGTCCTGGCGAGTATTGAAATTTTACTAATTCAATAGAATCATAGGTGGGATATTCTGAGTTCACCACTCCTGGTTCTACCAGTAGGTATCTTTGCAAATTATCAAAGTCTACAGTTTGTTGCAAGAACACCAGTTTAAGATTGGGAGTAACTGTTGGGGCAACAATCTCATCAAAGAAGTCTGGATTGTCCGGCACACCATCTGAGTCACTATCTCTATAGCTGATCAACACTTGAAAGTCATCAACGTAGCCATCTGATTCCACTGGCTGACCAATGATTGTGGTGTAGATGTCGCCAGGCAGCGGGGATGAACTGTCTGGTTTGGTGTTTACTGCCAACACATTAATAAAATCTTTGATTGTGGTGCCTGTGCGGCTGTCATAGATCTTTTGATTGCCATAGAAGAAAAATCTTGTTTGTAATACCGAGCCAAAGTAATAAGCAAGACCGCGGTAGGTAATTGTGTATTTGTTATCCACAGCCACAAACTGTACCATCCAACTTGCGTCTAAATTTTGTCCAGATGTATTGCCTGCATAAGTTTGGCTCCAGGTGGCATCGGCGTTCAAGTTAGTACTGGTAATAACATACCATGTACCGGCAGTGCCTGTGATTGAGCCGTTGTTGTCATATCCAAGACCAAAATTTCTATACAACAAAATTTGTTGTGTTATTTCTTCACGAATAGTAGTACTTAGGTCAGTAAGGAACACAGGAATAATACTGTCTACCACCGCACCAGTAGGTACAAAGTTGTTGAGTGCTACAGGTCCTTGGCCATTGGTTAAATTGCCAACTCCGTCGTTGCTACCATCGCCTACGATTGTAAGTGGGCTGGCCCAAATTTCCAAGTGATCTTCGGGTCTAGTTGGCACGCCAGCTTTTAATCTGTTGTTTGCGTCAAAGTAGTATGGTTGCCCGTTAATAACTGGAGGCACAAATTTAATTAAACTTTTTTGCACCACATACTTGAATGCGGTGCTGCTAGAAGTTCCAACCATTACAGGTGCACCTAGTGCATTTTTAAAATAGCCAGTGGTTTCATTTGCTAGTGTTGTACTTTGATTCCAAGTGCTGAGTGCAGTAGCACCAGTGTTCACAGTTATTCTCGGAAAGTTTGCATAGTAAAACTGTTTGAATGTGGCATCAGCAATGGCCGGCTGCACTGTGTTGGTAATGAGATCAGCAATTTCGTTGCGGTTGGTCCAAGAGAACAAACTGCTAGGAAGAATATTGTTTTCCCACATGGCACCATCACTAGAGAATGTGTTGGTTGATGAATACTTGCCTGTGTTGTCTACCAAATCCAAGTAACGACTGGTACCTATCGAAGCACGGTTTATTGCTTTTGATTTGATGATAGAATTGTAAAGAGTAAACGGAAATAAGTTGTAGTCTTCGCCGTTGACCATGCGATTCTGAGTGTAGTATCGTGCTGGAGCACGTTGCTTGATAGCGTCAATGCTTTCACGACTTTGTGCGTTACTCACAGGCTGTGTGATACCACATGTAAACGTGATGGTTTGCAAGTTGCCATTGCGGTCAATATAACTGATTGGCAATACTACGTTTTGCATTTCGGCAGGATTGACAATGTATTGTAATCCATTGCTTGCACGAACATAAGCACGGAATATGCCCACAGGAATTTCTGAGAACACGCCGTCGCCAAACACCATGGTAATCTGATCGTTGGTTCTGCTGGTGACAGAGAAAATTGGTCTTAAAGTTGCTGTTTGTTCAGCTGCCGATGAATAAATGTTGTCGGTATATGCCCACTCTCGACTGACTGTGCCCACATTGTCTAATTGAAACAACCAGCGGTCTTCATTGTTCACGCCGTCAATGTTGATGTTCACTGTGCGATTGGCAATACGTTCGGCCAAGTTGAAGTCTTGATTTTGCAGTGTGCCTTGCTTGAAAAAGAAGAAAAAGCCGTTGTTGGCCGATTGATAACCCAACTGGTCGTTGCGATACAACATATTGAATGTGGTATTGGGCTTGGGACTGGGTTCATAAATGTAATCTCGTCCAGCTGTGGTCGACGTTGTGGCTTCGAACGGCATGTTAACACCGTCCACTGTGGCAGTGTAAGGGATCACTGGCAAAAATCCAGGCACTAGATTTATACCATATTCACTGGTATCCACGCCCAAGATAGTTTGACGGTTGGCAGGGCGGCCAATTTTTTGACTGCTGACCAAGGATGAATTCACAATGGCATTCCACTGTTCTAACCAGTCAAAGTTTGTGGGGTCTGCCCAGTTCACTGTGACGTTGGCCAGATTAACACCGTTGTAATCCACAACGTTTTCTGTTGTGGTCACTGAGAATGCTTTGAGCAGGCCCTGTGCGGCTGTGTTGCGTTTGGCAGTATAGCTGACCAAATTGGCCAGGCGTGTGACTGAATCTCTGCGTTCTGCTGTGTCTAAATAGTTTTCTCTTGTGTTTAAATCTGTACGGAAAGCAAGAGCTTGGCCCATAAACGCAATCACGTCTAGTAGGGCAATGTATTCTGATGATTCAATGTAGTCATTGAATGTTTCTGGATAGTACAAACGCAGATAATCGGTAAAACTCTTGCGTAGAGTTTCAAAATCATAGCTTTGGAAGTCTGCTTCGCGATAGGTTTGGTAGATTTGTTTCCAATCTTCTACACCAAATATCGCTGTTTGTCTAGTGGTTTTTGCCATTGCGTCTGGGCCTTGTATTCTTTATCTGTTATTTATGTAGATAAAAAACGGCGTAGTTATACATAGCTGGCCGAACGACTGACTTGATTGAAGAATACGTTTAGTATTTCGGCGTTAACACCACCTACTGTTTGTATTTCCAATTCAATCAACATGCCATTTTCTTGAGGATACACATTGATGTTGCTGATGAATATTCTAGGGTCGCCGCCGGCTACTCGTTGCACTTCATTGACGATGCCTTGTTGAACAGCATCAACTTGATTTTCAAACAGATAATTCCACAACACTGTGCCGTACGCAGGGCGACCAGGCAGTTGCCCTTGGCGAATATTAAACGCATTCAAGAGGTCGCGCTTGATCAATTCAAAGTCCACAAGTGTAAATTTTTTATATTGATTCTGTGTGTTAAAGCCAACAAAAGTAGTCATAACAATATTTATGCGGTAATTTCACTGGCTTCTGTAGGCAAGATACTAGGTACTTTGGCGTTGCCTACAATTCGTTTGGCTGCGGCATTGAGAGTTTCAGCATTCACTGTATTTTCGGCAGCCACAGGTTTGTATTCCTGAAGCATGGAAGGATCTATTTTGGTTTCTGTTAAATTCACAGCAAACGCACCATTAACTGCGGCAGTGTCAAAGTTAGATTTGATATCTGCTGGCAAGCCTGGAGTATTTTTAGCCCAGTCTAGTGTGTCTGATACACTTTTGGCAGCATTGGTTGCCAGACCGCTTA